GCCATAGCCATAGCCAGAGCCATCGCCAGAGCCAGAGCCATAGCCAGAGCCAGAGCCAAGTTCAATTTTTAAAAATTCTTTTATCTTTTCCATTCCTTTACACCCTCAATAGATTCAATCGCCTTATCTGTGCAAGGGATAATTTCAATCACACCTGTTATGATTATTTCGGGTACAGTTACGGTGAATTTACACTCTCTTGGGTTATTAGTTCCATCAACCGCTAACTGTGATAAACTTGCAGCACCATCCCAATACCATAATCTGCGACAATCGCTAAGGGTTACTTCTGTGCCGTTTTTCTTTTTGAGTGTTCCAAAGAAAACTCCTGCTCTGTCTGCTCTGATAATTACTTTCTTGTTTAACATAATTTTTTCTCCTTAGTTTTAATTTTTATTTTTTAATGCCTCAGCATTATTTAAAGTTTAGAATCCTCTCTTGCCCACTTGAGTATGGTTGCATAATGGTTACCTACCTTTGCTTCCTTCTCAATAATGAAGTCAGCAAGTTTAGATACATAGTGGTTGTATCCATCGAAGCCTAACTTATCTAGTAGAGCCTCATCCTGCTCAGGTGTGAGAAGAACAACACCTCTTCCGAGACTTCCGTTTTGCAGTTCAAATTGGCTATTGGTGGATAAGTCGGTGGAAAACTCATCATTTTTTGTGGGAAAGTCGCTGTTGTTGTGGTTGTCATTTTCGCTACTACAACTACAACTATACTTACCTAAATCTATACTACTCTTACCTATACTATACTGTGGTAACCAACTGTCACCCACTTGGTTGTCATTTGGTATACCACTTGGTATACCAAGATTTTTAGCCTCCGTATAGGCACCGTTTTCTTTAACAACCAGCATTGATTTTTCTTCAATATATGTGGTTGGTTTGTATCGGTCAGAACGAATGGTATTATTGATTTTCCAATGCTTTATAACTACGATTCCTGAATCAAAAGGAAGAATAAATCTCTTCGCTATAAGTATCTTTAAATCATCATCGGAAGCGCCTATTATCCTTTGTGTTTTCTTTGGATTCTTTACAAACCCATCGTCATCTGCTCTCATCGAAAGATGAAAATATAAAGCCTGAGAAGATAGCGGCATCTCTAAAAAAGCATCACTATCTGCTATGTCCATTGAAAACATTCTTTTGTTTGCCATCACTCAGCCTCCTTTAAAACATAATTTTATATTGAAGTGGTTTATCTAACATTTCCCACCTAAAGTATTTATCTTGGGATATCTAAATCCCACAAATCGTAATCAACGTCTTCTCTCAAAGCTATAAAAAATACTCGATTTCTTCGTTGTGGAACACCCATAAGATGAGCTTTACATAACCAATGCTTAACTTGATAGCCTATATCATTTAATTGCTGATATATCCTCTGCACATAGCTCCACGCCTCACCTTTTATAAGACCTTCAACATTCTCCATAATCATTACTTTAGGTCTTAACTTTGCAACCGTTTCAATGAATACAAAGGATAAATCATCAAGAGTTTGTTCAGCCTGTCCTTCTCTAAATTTCTTTTTCTTGCCCCAACTTTCCTCTCGTTCACCAGCCATAGAGAAAGTAGTGCAGGGGGGAGAGCCATCGAGTATATCAAGGTTAAATAATTCTTCAGGCAGTTTCTCATTAGGAATTTTGTTAAATTTTCTTATATCCATAAGAAAGTTATGCTTAGGATTATGGTTTTTTATGTAGACCTCGTTCATTTTAGGGTCTATTTCTACACACCCTAAAACCTCACAACCAGCTAACTTATATCCCATAGTAGAGCCACCACCACAAGCAAAACAACTAAACACTTTGAGACCATTTTTCTCTTTTGGATAGTCATTTGCCATGGTCCATTTCCAATCGGTTGACTTTTGCTTTTTAAAATACTGTGCCTCTTCTTCAGGGAGGAGGTCAAAGAGACTCATGGTATCACTCATTGACTATACCTCCCATCAGAACGGACAATCCTCATCGGATATATCTTCAACCCCTGCTAAATGCTCAGCAAATTGAGGCAGAGGGTCGTTTTCAGGTGTAGGTGAAGAACTACCTTCGCTATTATCTTGAGACCTCTTAGACTCAATAAACTGCACATTATTCACAACGATTTCAAAAGCAGTACGGTTGTTGCCATTCTTATCTTGGTATTTACGAGTCTGAACAGCGCCCTCAATGCCTATCATAGAGCCTTTGTGGAAGTGTTTGCTTATAAACTCAGCAGTACCTCTCCAAGCCACTATATTGATAAAATCAGCCTGTCTCTCTTCGCCCTGTCTGTGCCTTTTATCTACTGCTATGGTGAAGGAGCAAACGGATACCCCGTTGGGAGTGGTTTTAAGTTCCGGGTCGGCGGTTAAGCGGCCTGACAAAACTACTAAATTAAACATGACTCACTACCTCCAAAACTGTTCTCAATAATTTTGTTTTCAGTTCTTCGAAGAGTTTTTGCCTCAAGTTTGCTCTAATTTTGATACCTGCCACTTCCTTTACTTTTTTAAGGGGAAGATATGCACCAAATTTTGTCGCAACCTCATCTATATCTTTTCCTTCAAACATTTCGCTTGTGGCGGTTGCAATAGCATCTCCATACATTGTCTCTACCAAAAGAACATCTCCTTTGTGAACCTCTAAATACCAAGGTACTGCAAATAGAAACTCTTTTGAGCAATTATCATGTTGTGCAAAAACCACAAGGTGTCCTTCCGTATTTGAATTAAACATTATCCTTTAACCTCACTTATTCCTATTATTACTGCATGGAACACATCAAACTGTTTAGCAGCCTCTTCTTCGTTTATGGCTTCAACAATCATCTCGCCTCTTTGTTCGGGAAAATCCTCGTTATAGCAGGTCTCCCATTCGATGAGGTATTTTTTAAGCAAGAGTTTATATACTGCATAATTTGAGATGTTTCCATATTGATTAGGCTTATGCTCAATTCGTGTTGAAATGATATAACCATCTTTGCGAAGGTTAAAGATGATGGCTCCAAGCCTTAATATGCGATATTTTTGAGTAGCCTCTAACTGAGTTATTTCCTTACCACTTTTTAAGTGGTTAAGGACAATATCATACTGTGACAGTTTCTTCTGAACTGTTTGCTCCATCATTTGTCACCTCTCCTGTATCGGTATCAATAACGGTATAATCATCAACTTCGTATACAACCTCATTAGGTACGGAGTACATATCATCTGACATATCAGATTTGATTGTTTCATCCTGAGTAATGCCTCTTACAAAATCACTTTTTAAAGGCGCATATTTAAGGACCTTTTTAAGAACAGTTTTCTTAGCCATTTCTTCGAAGTTTGTTTTCCAAGGTGAAAAGCTTGTGCCATAAGACTTGCTGTATTTTGATGCATGAGTGCGAACATCTTCCATACTCATAACCTCAAAACCATAGCCACCTGACTTAGTTTTGAATACTGCATAAACCTTTACAGGTTCGCCTCTATTCTTATCAGCAGGAGTATGTGTGAGCTTAGGTTCAAGACCATAACTACACTCAAATTTATCGTTTTCATAAACTATGTGAGCTTGTACTACCTCAACCTCACCGCTTCTATATGCAAGGTCTATAAGGCCCTTATACCCCAACTGAAATTGAGCCTCAAGCACACCCTTATTCTGATAAGGCAATATGTAGGCTTGTCCAAGAGGAGTGTTTGGCTCAAGACCAAGCTGAGCAGCATTCATCATAGCTCCGAGAAATGATGCCTTTGTGCAAGAGGCGAGTTTAGGATTTGTGGATATTGCTGAAAGTACCATGCGAGTGAATCTTTCGGGAGTTATAACCGAAGGAAGAGCCTTTTTAATTTCACTTTCCATCGCCTTGATGTATTGCTGCATGGTTTTCTTTTCACCATTACCTGTGGTGGTTGCTACCTGATTCTGAATTTTATTAGCCATATTAAATTTCTCCTTTATATTTCTATTACTCGAAAAGTACGAGTGGTTGACGATTTGTAATACTGAGTTAAATCAAGATTTGGATTATCTGATGCAAATTTTTTATGGTCAAAAGTGCTTCGGAGTGAAGAACTCCAAGATACTTTAAAGTGGTTTGATTCACCTTTACCTGCTTCACCCATAAATGCCTTAACATTGTTTGCCATCTCATCCCTGAGTTTTTTAAGCTCGTCAATCTGCTTACCGATGGCAATATATTGTTTTAGGCTATCCTCATAAGCAAAGAGATTTACTGTGTTACCATTTGATTCAGGGTAAATAGTGGTAAGTGTTTCACAGGTTGACTCGGAGCCATCAGTTTCGGGAGGAGTGTTGTTCTTAATATGTTCCCAAAAGGCTTCCTCAGACTTAGCAAGAGCTTTAATCTCATCCTCGTCTCGCTCAATTACAAACCACTTAAATCCTACACCGAGGATTAGAACACCTAAGTACCATCTTTTAGCACCTGTTACCATGAGGTAGTGGACACATTGCACATAGTAGTTTTCAGGATACTCTCCGTTTTTAAATCTTTTAAGATTCATAACCGATGTGGTCTTACATTCGAGACCTGCATCCTCACCAACTACCATCCTATCGACATTGGCATGAGCAAAGGGGAGCAGGGGATTGATAATGATATTGTTTTCTCGTCTAACCTTTTTCCCGGTCTCTTCGGTAAAGCGTTTAGCAACATAGTCTTCAAGGTCTCTTCCGAGCCTCATAGCCTCGTTATCTTCCTTCGGAGGAAGTTTACCGAGCTTGTCCGCCCATACTGTATAAGGTGAGCAATATGTATTCATACCGAGTATTGCTGAGGCATCCGAGCCACCGATTGATTTTTGCCTATGCTCCAACCACACTTCGTGAGGCATACCCACAGTAGAGATTTTGGTAAGATTCTTGTACATTACTTTTTCTTCCCTTCGTTATTAAAATCATTTGCCACACCTATGATGTTCTTTGTCCTTTGCACTGCTATATAGCGCTTCAGTTCGCCATTTTCGTGTTCAAGTCTTTTAATCTGGTGGTTGGCGTCTTCGAGCCTTTGGCCTTCTACTATTGACATAAAAAGAGCTACAATTCCTATAAGTGCAAGGGCAATCATAATGATTGCTGCTATCCAAGATTCAATAATCATAGTTTTTTCTCCTTAAATTTTTTCATATTCATCTGAATGAGCTGTGTAAAATAGACTCATTGTTTTACCTAACCTCTTCGCCATACGCTCACTCTGTTCGGAAGTCAGGCTATCTACCTGCTGACCACCGATAAAAAGCGTTACGGTTAATTCATTCTTTTTATCTTTTGCAAGGTCAGGTGTATGTACCTTAACCTCTTCCATTTTGATTTCCTGACGTTGCATATAATCACCTCTCTATACAATATGATTGAGTAGCTTGTACCCATTTAGGTTTTTAAAAGTTTAGTTTTCCTGAACCCTTTGGGTAAAAAAATATAAGGGTATATCCTTATATGCTATTTCCAACACATCACAAATCTTAATAATTGTTGGCTGCCTTAAAAAAGTTTTGCCCGAAAGGACCTCGTTAAAAGTTGTCTTACCTATGCCAACTTTCTTAGCAATATCACTTTGTATATAGCCTTTTTCTTTGATTTTTCCAAGAAGTTTGGAGTAATCAAATTTAACGTTTGTATCGCTCATTTTCATTATTTTCACCTCCCTCGTTCAGATTTTCTGAACTTATCTTAACGGTTTTTTGTCGAAATGTCAAGTATTTTTTTCAATTTTTCTGAACTTTTTTATTTTGTCTCGGTTGAAAACCCCAATTTTCTAAACTTTGTATTGATTTTTCTGAACTTATATGGTAATATATTGAAGAGGTGAAAATGATGAGTAACGGAAAAGAGACCTGTGCTAAAAGAATATCAAGGGCATTATCCATAAGAAATATGAAACAATCTGACCTTTGTACTCTTACAGGAATACCTAAAAGCGCTATAAGTCAATATATAAGTGGTGCGTTTGAGCCTAAGCAGGACAGGATATTTCTTATTGCAAACGCCTTAGATGTCAGCGAGGCATGGTTAATGGGATATGATGTTCCAATGGAGAAAGAAACACAATCCCCCGACAAGCAGGAGCTTACCGAGGGTGAGAGGAAATGGTTAGAATTATACCGTCTACTTTCTGACGATGCGAAAAAACTTCTTATCGAGGTGGCACTTTCGTTTGACAAAATGTCTCCTGACACACAGAGATTTCTTCTCGGTGCGATTCGTGCTGAGATGAATGACCAAAAATAACATTGGCTACGGTATGAACTGCTTGTTCCGGGTTACCGCTTTCAAGAATAATACTTAGAAGTTCTATAAGATTGTTTGACATTGATGATACCCCTTCCGAAAAACATATAAATAAGGTGAATATTTCGGTTATAATTTAATAATACAAAAATCAATGTACAAAAAAACGGACTTTTCGAACAAATGTTCTTAATTTATTTTAACATTTATTTGTCGAAATTGTCAATTTATTCTGATTGGTTTTTTGTTGGGCAAATTGTAAAATATTTTAAGCTGATTTTCAATGTCCATTTTTGACTAATCCATACCCAAATTTGACTACTGAAAGGACATCAATATGTGGCTTGACATTATAAGAGAAAGACGAAAAGAACTTGGTTATACTTATAAATATATCGCTCAAGAGTCAAAATTCCCCGAAAGGACCGTATCTCGTATCTTTTCAGGTGAAACGCCCTCTCCACAAGCTATTACTCTTCACCGAATTGCAGACGTTCTTGGCATATCTATGGGCGAATTATTTGCCGAGAGTAATGTGGTTATCGGCAGTAAAAATTACACTATGCTGCACGAAGAAGTTGACAAACTTACTGCTGAAGTTGAAAGGCTCAGCAGCGAACTTGTACTTTTAACCGCTGAGAATGTCATGCTTAAGGACAAAGTTGGAGTGCTAACATCCGAAAATGACATATTACGGTTAAAACTCGACCATAAAGAAGAGATTATATCTTTGCATAACTATTACATGAAGAAAAACGATTAGGGGAATTATTATGAGTGAAAGAATTGACATCGATGATATACAAGAATTTTTTCGTTTTACTAATGTTGAAGACTATTTAAAAAATGATAACGAAAAGGCTGCTTATAAAAAATATCAGGATGTATATCACGAACTTTTAAATGCAGAGTATAAAAAAAGAGAATATACTGGTCTTTTTCGCAATATTAGCTATACACAACATTCTCAAAAAACAATTGATATTGTAAAAAGTAGAGTTGCTTTAGATTCTGCTTTAGATAAAGAGATTAAACAGTTAGAAGTAAAATTAGAAGAAATGGAGCAATCTAAGCTTTTTCAAAAGATTCACCGCCGAGTGTTATATGGCGAAAGTAAGATTACAAATTTTTGTATAAAAGATAAAATAACAAGTGTTTTAAAAAAAATATTGCAAAATAAAGATTTATTAAAAGTTGTTGGATATTTTTTGTTGTTATTGTGGATTGATGTAATAGGAAATATCGTTATGGATTCTTACTCAGGAATATTAACAAAAATTTTCTTTTTAGTAGGAATAGTAATATTATTTTTTTACTTAGTTTTTAATCACTTTATAAAAGACGATTAAGAAAGCAGGTGAACTATGAACACTTCAAGAGAATATACCGGCACTTGTACTGAGTGTGGAACTGAAAACTGTGATTTGGTTATTGCTGACGAGAAAAATCACCTGTGTAAGAAATGCTTAGATGAAAACTATTTTTTATGCGAGGAATGTAACGAGTATTGGTCTTATGACTATGTTGAGTTTTTTCACTTAAAAGATGGTAGAACAGTATGTGAATATTGTGCTGAAGATTTTGAAGATGAAATAGATGAGGAGTGATAAAGTGGAAAACGAATTATTAAAAATAGGAGCTGCCTATGTTCGTGTATCGGATGAAAGGCAAGATGAATACAGTCCTGATTCTCAGCTCAAAAAAATCAGAGAATTTGCAGCAAGGGAAGGTTATTTAATCCCTGATGAGTATGTATTTTATGATGATGGTATCTCAGGAAAGAGCGTAAAGAAAAGAGATAACTTTAACTTGATGATAGCCATGGCAAAGGAGAAAAATCATCCCTTTGATATTATATATGTGTGGAAGTTATCTCGTTTTGCAAGAAACCAAGAGCAAAGTATAGTATATAAAAACTTGCTTCAAAAGATAGGCATATCGGTTAAATCTGTATCAGAGCCTATACCTGAAGGTCCTTTTGGAAGCCTCATGGAGAGAATTATAGAATGGATGGATGAATTTTACCTTATCAACCTCGGCGCTGAAGTATCAAGAGGCATGGAAGAAAAGGTAAGCAGAGGAGAGCCTGCTGTATTTGCTCCTTTTGGATACATAAATGGTGATAAAACCTATCTTCCCGATGTAGAAAGCGGTGCTGCCGATGTTATCAAAGAAATATTTCAAAGGTTTGCTGATGGTGAAGGTATGAGAGAAATTACAATTTCGCTCGGGCAGAGAGGAGTTCGTACCAAAAGAGGTAATATACCTGATAATAGGTGGATAGAGTATATTTTATGGAATCCTGCTTATATAGGTAAAATCAGATGGACACCTGATGGTTCAAAGGTAGTAAGTAAAAGGGATTATCTCAATGAAAACATCCAAATTATTGATGGTAATTGGCAACCACTTATATCAATGGAACTGTGGGATAAGGTTCAGGAAAGATTGCAAACTATGAAATTGTTGTATTCTAAACATGCTCGGAGGCAGCAACCTATTGATTATATCCTTAAAGGGCTTGTTAGATGTAGTGCTTGTGGAGCGACACTTGCTTATAACGGAACAAGGAATCTTGCTGCAAAGAAAAAAACACACTCCTTACAATGTTGCAACTATTCAAGAGGCTCTTGTCACACATCTCACTCTATCAGTATGATTAAATTAGAAAGCGCCTTTATTAAAGGTTTAGAACAGGCCATAGGAAGCCAACAATTTAACATCACACCCAAAGCACCTAAGCAAACTGAAAAGCCTACCATAGACTATGATAAGCTCATAGCCTTAGAGGAAAGAAGGCTTGAAAGAGCAAAGGAGGCTTACCTTGCCGAAATTGATACCATTGAACAGTATGGTAATAATAAGGCTGAAATAACCACTAAGATTGAGAAATTAAAGCAGGATAGGGATAAGGTCATAGTTAAGGATATTGACATAGATGCCTTCTCTGAAAAGGTTGTAGGCATACTTGAGTTCATAAAAAGGGAAGATGTAACACCTCGGGCTAAGAATGAAGCGTTACGCACAATAATTGAAAAGGTTGTATTTGAAAAGGCTAAAGGCAATTTAGCTATTTATTTTCACGATATTTAGTTATCATAAAATTCAATAAGGTCCACCTAATTGTTTTTTATGATAATAATTAAATAAAAAATCTTATGATTTATTGCCGTAAATCATAAGATTTTTCTTGGAAGATGTGTTAAAACATCTCATTTGTTGTGTAGTTAGTTTAACACATTTTCCTTTATTTGTCAACTATATCAATACATAAGTAAAATAGAGCCTCCGCAAAGGAGACTCTATTTTTTTATACGATTATTGCATCGTAACCGTCTTTCTTTAACTTGTTTACAAGCTCAACTGCGTTAGCCTTATCAAAAAATGCTCCTGTTTGCACTCTGTAAAGGACTTTTGATGTGGTAGGCTCTTCTACCTTCTTTTTAGTTAAACCGCCCTTAGAGACAATTACAGAGACACAAGCGGATGCAACCTTGTCCGCAAAGTCATCGGTAAGGATGACCGGAACATCTGTTGCGGAGTCCATAAAGCCACATTCAAGGAGTACACATGGCATACTTGTCTTTCTGCATTCGTAAAGATTTGCAGAAGCAAGGGGAGTAGAACGATTACCCTTTAATCCTGTGTTCTTGATGATTGCATTATACAGTTCCTTCTGCCAAGCCTTTGTAATTTCATCAACTTTGGTATATGTATATGCCATTACACCACCGCCTGTGCCACCATTGATACCTGCGTTATGGTGAATAGAAAGATAGAAGTCAGCACCCCAAGAGTTTGCTTTAGTCACTCTATTGGCAAGGGATACATCGGTGCTTCCGGTTGTATCGTCAATTCTCAAAAGTTGATATCCTTCATAGTCTTTTAACTTTTGTTCAATCTTATCACAGATTCGGTCATTCAGCACCCATTCTCTTGTCTCGTTCTTATCAAGTTTTTTAAGGCATCGTTTACCTGCCGTTTCTTTATAATGTCCTGAATTCAATGCGAGTTTGAACATATTATTCCCCCTTTGCTTTGCTTACGGCTTTGTTGCCTAACAAGTATGTAGATATTACCGCCATAACCACCGATATAGTTGCTATGGTTTTATCCGCATACGGAATATTCCATATAGGGTCTAAGCCTATTAGCAAGGCATTTACGATAGTTAAACTGTTTAATACATACTTTGCTATTTTCTTAAACTTTTCCATAACAATTCTCCTTTAACTTATTACTTCCCAAGACATAACCTCTTTATATATTTTATCAATGAAGCTGTTGCCTCTAAGTGCTTTGTATGCTTTGTATAAGGCTATAAAATTTTCAAGCTCAAACTGTCTTATCTTTTCACGGTCTTTATTGTGGTAATATGTTCGAAGCATCTCGCTCCTCAACAAACATTTAATACCCTGTATAATTAAAAATATCGCAATTATCACAGGTGCCATTATTGTAAGTTCTGAAACAATTAACTTCACAAACTCGATGTATTCTGTCGCCAACGGTTACACCGCCTTTTCCCAATAAGTAGGGTAGTCTTTTGGCGACCATACGCACACGGTACCCTCAGGCGCTATACACACATAGTTTTCGCCCTCAAATAGTATCTTGTCACCGTTGTAATACCATTTACCATTTTCAAACTCTATATAGGTTTCTGCATCAGGTTTGTCGGTGTTGTCCTTTAACGCTCTTATACGCTTTTCAAATTCATCAAGTTTTGCAAAAACATCAAGGCTATTTTCAGGTTTAGCACCATCTCTTGCAAGAGTAATAAGTTCTTCGTGTTCCTCGTCTGTGAGCTTACCTTTTACCCAAAGCACCTCAATTTTATTAAGTATGTCCTTTAGGTCATAACCGCCCTGTGATAAAACATTTTTTACTGTATTAAACATTTAAAATTCCTCCTATAAATTAAGTAGTGCCTGTGAAAGCTCGGCAAATTTTCGGTCTATATATGTTTTGGTATCAACATTGTAGGTAGTGTTGATTATTACACCCTCTGTATCTGCCTTTAAAACAGTTGTGGGATAAATACTTTTAAGTCCTTTAACCGCACCGTCGGCATTTGCCCTGACAATTTGTGGTTCTCGGTAAGGCTCATATTCTGTTTTTACAGTTCCCAATTCTATTTGCATATTAGAAAAAGTAGTTGGGTAGTTTACGCCATCTGCTCTATAGCAATATAGACACACTTTATCAGACAAGTCACCCTTTTTTATGGTGTATGGTGTACCAATTCTAATTTTATGTGTAGTGCTACTTAAATAAATCATCTTATGGTAATAATCTGTATAATTAGTATCTACGTTAAATATAATAGTGTCGCCCACTCTTAAAGCAGGGAATAAATCTGCTAATGTGCGGTCTGTATACGAAGGATATTGTGTAACGGTTAATGTTCCGTCGCCATTGTTTGTAATTCCTTTTTCATTAGATACAAATACATCAACATTAAACAGATTTTTACCGCTACTGATAACCTCGACATCAGAAAAATCGACTATTGGTCGGGCGACTTTAATGCTTATATTGGTATAGGTTGTTTCTGAACTAAAAGCAATCGAGCTTGTTAAATGGTAATTTTCACTTGCAATAAAACGCAAATATATAATGCCGTTTTCTTCGCTTTCGTCAAACAACCCCTCACCAACATATATTTTGCCATTTGATTTATAACTAATTGTTACTTTGTCACCATCTTTAATTTCAGGATATAATGCTCCAAAGCTTTCAGTTGTATAGCCTTTAGCGTCGCCTGTTGTTATTGTGCCATTTTCCACATTTACCTGAATGGTATCATTGCTCGATATTTGAGAAATATCAAATACCTCAACTCCAACCTCTCCTGTCAACTTAATATCTAGATTATGTTCAATAGGTGAAATGTCAGGTATGGTTACTATGCTACCGCTTACACTGTTCTTTATAGTGTTGGCATTACCACCAAACATTTCCGGATTGATTGGTGTTGTGATTGTACCACCATAAATTTTAGCCATTTACATACACCTCCGTAATTGTGGCTTGTATTGTGTAATCGTTTGTAGGTTTCTGACCTATGCAATATACCGTTATTACTCCGTCATCATTTTCAACCACAAAGGAAATATCTTTATTATGGAAGATACCAAGCTGAGCAACGGAAGGGTTAAGGTCTATCTTGCTGTTTTTAGTAGCACCCGGAACTGTCACAACCTGAGAATATGGACTTGCTGTGCCTACCCATTTTGAAGCAGCAAGAGTAACGGAAGAAATCTGAGTAGTCGAGCCTGACATTTTCTCTATAAACTTCTTAGTATCAGCTCTATATCCCACCTTCATAAATGCATTTTCATCATTTAATATGGTTGTAGATGGGTAATTTGTCTTCAGGGCCTTGTATGCTGCAATTTGTTCTGAGGTTAAAGGTGTTTCGATTGATATCTCTAACGGATAGAGAATATTGAGCGAAGATATGACCTCGTCATTAAAGTAAGCAATTACCGCTTTTTTGTTTCCGTAAGATACACGCACACCATTCACTGCTTCGTCTATCTTTCCTGCATTCTCGTTATAAGGCAATTTATCGGTAAGAACAATTATCCCAATGCTATTTGATATTTTCGAGTTGGCATTTTTACTTATTTCCCCTATATATCGGTTATTTGCTTCTTCATACGTCATTGATATAGTTTCAGTATAGCATCTTTGAATATAAACTCCTCTCTCAAAGTCTATCTCATCAGCGCACCACATTTGACCGTTAGTATCGGTGTATGTAGCGAGGCTTGAGTCGGTGACAGGGATGGCTCTTAACACACGATTTTCTAAGGTTATTGCATTAATTCGATTTACCTTCAAGTCTTTGTTGTAATTAGCTATTACTATATGAAATCTAATAAAAGCACATGATGTTGGAACAACAAACCATTCGCCTGTCGTTCCATAAATTGAGGACAAAAACACTTTGTTTGCATTGTAACAGAATATTCTGACCGGGCCACCTAACCCTGATATTTTATAGATAGACCCTTCCTTAACGGAAATATAATCCGTTCGTTGTAATGTAGTATCAACGAATTCTTTTCCTGTATCTTGAGTAATGCCACCGCTTGTGAACACAGTATCAAATATATTAGTTTTGTCTTGTACACCGGCAATAATCTTTCCATCATCACCAACCGAGGCAATGTTTACAGGTGCCGAAGGTGTCGGTGTTCCATTCTGAGTGGACCTTCCATATATGCTAAAAGCCTCAAATCCCGACTCAGAACTATCCGAAATAGTAATTGCAGTTCCCTTTTCGGTACATATAATAGATGGAGATAGGGAAGAGGAGTCTGCATCTTTACCGGCAGGACCTGTATCACCCTGAACACCTTGAGGTCCTCGGTCTCCCCTATCTCCCTTGTCACCCTTATCACCTTTAAACTCGCCATTATCAAGTTTTTTCTGAAGGTCAGCAACATAGGCAGTAAGAGCATTAAACTCCTCGGATGAGGCTAATATAGGCTCTTGGTTATATAATTTATCTGCAACTATAAGGCTGAATGTAGGGGAGAAGAGTAAACCGTCATCAGTTCCAATAAGTTCAATTTGGCACTTTACTTCACCCATAACTGCTGTTGTCTGAGAAGTAATGGTGTAAATTATGAGATTGTTTTCTATATCTACAACACAATCGTTATAAATAGGTTTTCCGTCAGGCTTAAAGGCTGCAAACTTTGCTGTGCAGCCACTTGCTATTTTATATGGCCTACCATTTTCGGTAAGAGAGATAACTATTTTTCTTTTGTTCTCGCCTCTTATCATAGGCAAGGCTACCTGAGAGCCTGTCTTATGTATGTCAAGAGCAATATTATATACTGCATAATTCATAAAATTTCCCTCCATTTTCATTAAAATATTAACATATAGGGGAGGCTTGTCTAAACCCCCCCTATATTGTGTCTACTCAGTTGTGCGCCACTTTTTCAAGGTCTCGTCAAGCTCGGATAATGTGCCATATAAGTCTGTTGCATAAAGGAGTTTTCTTATGCGATTCATCTCGTCATAATCTTTTGATTTTACAGCAACCATATATTCAGGTTTATAAGTGCTTGTGAATGAGGACCTTACAGCAGATTTGGCTTCTTTTTCAGTTTTGCCCGACTTTACTTTATCCTTAATCATTTTTGATATAGTAGTTTTAACTGAGGCAGTATCACCCTTATCAAACTGATACTCTGCTATGCCTTTATCGGTGGATGAGGTTTCGTATGTCCTAATCTTCAAATAAGGGTCAGCAGCACCGGCTGTGTTGTTCCAAAGGGTAACAACCTCTCGCATTAAGCCGCTTCCTGATACACCTGTTATGTAGGATAAAAGCTTTGTGGTTGAATAGATACCGGCATAAACAGTTTTACCATCCTCACCATTTATAACCTTTTGCCATGTTTCAAAAACATTTTTAAATTCATCGATAGCGGTTGAGTATAAACTGTCTGATGAATAGTATCCTATACCTGTCAAAGACAATAGCATTTCAGAAATATCTGCAACAATAGGAATTTTGTTGATTGGATTAAGGTCGGATATAGCATTTTCTTTAAATGCCTCTCCGAACTTCTTCTTAAACTCCTCATCGTCATCGTCTCTATAAGCATCCATAAGGCTCTCTGCTAATGCAGCAAATAACTGAACTACACAGTAAACTCCTACTGCCTTGCCGACATATTTACTTGTCTTTTTCCAAGCAGCCTTTGCTGAGCCTGTCCTACGCTTTTCAAGATTAAATTGGAAGGCAACATCCATAAGCATATTAGCGGATAGTGTAGGCTCTGACATGAAGGCTGAAGCGGTTTGGTTTAATCCACTCTTGCTTCTCATCATCTGCGACCTTGTTAAAGTAGAGTCTACAACCTGAGTCGCATATACAACCTCACGAAGCTTTTTACCTACTGCCTGATTAAACTCTTCGGAGCCAACCTTGTATTTATTGGTTTTAGCAACCTCATACTCACAGGCATTCCATAAGCAACCCCATGTGATTGCATCTCCCCATTCAGCGCCCTTTAAGGATAACTCAATAAGTTTTTGCCTAATGTTCGTTGCACCCTTGATTTGCTCCTCTATGCTTTTAGAAATGTTAGTATCATAGAAACCAAACGATTTCCACAAAGCAATGCCACAATATTTCTTTGCTTTTTCAATCTGAGGCACTTTAGTGAGACCTAATGCAAGACTCTTGTTTGAAAGTACCATAGCGGCTCTTGGATATGCTGTGAACTGTAACAACGCTACTCTCAGGTTATTACCTACCATAACAGTCTTAGCGCCACGAATCATCTTCATAAGGAACTTATTGTCACCATTATCGTTATAGCGACCATTTATATCCTTGATGAGACTTAGCACATACTTATTGGCTTCTGAACCGTAGGCTTTTTCCATTGATTTACGAACACCGCTAACGCTGATTTGTCCGTCATCATTAACAGTCTTTACACGATAGTTAATCCACTTCATGTAATCAAGGAGAGCCATACCAAAAGCATTCAGTTTAGCCATATCTGATGAATGATTAGCAAACACATCAAACACATTACGGATTATAACCTCGTTGTTTGCACCCTTTGTTAAAGGCTTGGTAGCAGAAATATTAAGCAATCTATAAAGGTCACTCTGCTGGGCCTTCGGGTCCTTTGTGTCGAGGTTTTCATCGTTAGACTCAATAGGAAAGTAGAATTGTTCATTAAATTCTTTTGTGAGGAAACGCTTCATAGAGATTTCGTTACCCCACTCAGCACAAGTGGTTGACATATATCGCTGAATAGCCTCGGCAACCTTTTTTTGCCTTTCGGTTAAGGAGTTAGCTATTGCCACTAAATCCTGCTGATTTAACAGAGACCTACTGTCATTAGCCTTTTTACCATTCTTTTCGATACCTAATACTCTCACACCACCGCCGAGCAAATGCTGCTTACCTTGGTCTCTTCGTGATAGGCAGTAAATTGACATGGCATCGGCTGAGGTTAAGGTTAGCTCTCTACCACTCGGTAATTTGATTGTGTGGGTATCCTTGCTCCACTCACTTGCCTCTTTATCGGTCCAAGTATTTTCTTTAAACTTGAAGATACCGTCAGCAAGATAAGCCAATTTATCCTGAGCATCCATAAGCTCTTCAAACACAGATTCGCCGCCTTCACCGAAGCGTTTAAATGTGTAATAAGGAAGTGCATTGTCCCATGTAACAAAGTCCACAATAGAGTTAGACTGCTTGTGTTCTCCTAAGTATTTTAGGAAGACCATTGTATCAGTACCAAGCTGCTCAACCTTTGCAAATCTCATGTTAGCATATAGGGTACTCATTTCCTTAATGGAGTGATTTAAAGTTCTTATAAACTTTGTAAGGTCCCTAATTTCAGTAGATGTCATAGAGTTTACTATGTGACCATCTGTTGCCATTCGTTTTTTAAGGGATTCGGCTAACTCTTTGAGATTTTCAACAAAGTGTACAGGCAAGTCAAGATAGCCTGTGTCAAGAACAGTTTCCGTATCGGTATCAGGTCTCTGTGTGCCTAACTTCTGCTCAATAGCCTTAGCTAAACTATCCATAGCACTTGCTACTCTAAGGTCATTCTGAGTAGGCTCACCACCGCTTAGTAATCTCTTAGAAGATAGGTCTATACTCTCTAAAAATTCTGCATAAGGAACTTTGATAATGTCAGGACATTTAACCGCATCTTTAGCAGGGTAAGATACCCACTTAGCAGTATCAAGAACAAGCCTCTGAAGTTTGGTAATCGCATCTCTTTTTTCACGAGATTCCTTTACCCTATCAACCGCCTCTTTACGAGACTTCTGATAATACTCAGCTACTTTCTGCACCTTTTTCTCTTCTCGCTCTCTATACTGACTTCTAAGCTGAGAAATTTTATCCTTATGCTCCTGTCTGAGCTTAGCATCGGCTTCAGCATGAGTCTGCCTCAAGGAATCCATACTTTCTCTATGTTTAGCTTTCAGGAGATTGATTTCCTTTTGCTTTGCATCAGCAACGGTGTGAAGAGCAGATACATCCCAATAACCTTCGTATATTTTCATCAGAAGGTCCTGTTTAATCATTTCGTCAGAATAATAATGATAATCGTCTAACTCATAGGTGTTTTGCAAACCGTCAATTATATCCATTAACACAAGAGGTTGGTCATTGGAATTAACTTCTGGGTCAAAGTATCCGGGATACATTGAAGCAAGTTCCTGCCATGCCATATCGAGTGGTAGGCCATCATTTGTGATTTTTAAGCGACCCATATTCTTTTTACGGAAATTGTTAAAACTGTCATATCGATATGCCGCTTCTTGTTTTTGGCCTGAGTCAAACGAGATGCCTGTTGTGCGAAGATAGTGCAGTATTTCGTTTGCTACATCGTCACGAACAGGTTTGTGGTGTTCGTTTTGCATCAACCAATCAGCAGCAGCCTCAGCCTTTTCCTGTATACCTTCCCAAGAAACATCCTCACCCTGAATTATGTAGTTATATACATTGGTCAGGTGACCTACAAGCTCAGATGTATTACCCCTTGCACTTACATAAGTCATCAACCTTTTAGCCACTAATTCAACGGTAGATTTCTTTAGCACCTTACCATGAGTCTCTTTGCCCTGAAGCTTAACAAGTTCCTTCAGATACTTAACATCTTCAATGAGTTTTAAGTTTTCTTTGGCAAGTTGCTTATTTATCTTTTCAATGTTCTCGGTGGTATCAGCATCTCGGTCTTGGAATTTAACCTTTATCACTTTATTGCTTTCCTCTTCGGATATAGGTCTTATCCACATTCCGTCTTTAGCAGAATTAAAATCAGATGTTTCATCTTCTTTCCATTCCTGCTCAATTTCGTTAAGGCTTTCTCTCAAAGCGTTGGCAAGTTGAGTCTTTGATAAATCCGCATACTCTTCCCAACCTAAGCCTTCAGCAAGGCTTCTCAGGTCAATATATCTGTACTTGTCAAGGTTGTCTCTAATCTCTGAAAGTGAGGTTTTAACCGTTGCTTCTCTTTCAGCCTTTTCGAGTTTTTGCAACTCGTTACGGAGTTTCCACAACTGATTGTTCATCTTCTTGCGCTCGTCATCAGGAATTTCGTCAAAGATGTCCTCTGACAACTGCTCTTCAATTTCAGATATTTGACTTTCAAGGTCGAGTATCTTATTTTCAGATTCGATGGCATCTCTTTCACTATAGCGAATGTCAGGGTCGGATGTGGGATTGGTGTTGGTGGTTTCTTTGATTTGGTTAGAGTCAAATGCAATGTATACACGATGTCTGGTGCTATCGGTGTTTACTCTACCACCGCCAATATGAGTAACACCGTCATATCCCATTTCTTGTAGACCATCAATAGCAATCTCTGCTGCTTCCCATTTAGGAAGCATTTCATCCTCAAGCCATTCTTCCATAGCACGATAACACTCTTCATTTGTGGTGCAATTAGAAAAATCAGCATCTGGAAATTGTTTCTCCCACTTGCTTACATCTGCTTGAGCATCCATATCAATAGGATTAGTGATATTTAAGTATGTATCATATACTTGTTGATTATTACCTTTACCCTTTTTAGTATAAGACTCGGCAATATCTCGGTTATCGGTAAAGTATGAACCTGTACCAAACAAACCATAATTGCTTCCGTAGGTATCAAAAACAGTATGCCCACCTTTTGATGTACCATGATACATAATTTTGAGATTACCCTTCTCATCCCTAACCTTTGAATCCTTGAAAAACTCCTGTTGTTCTTTAGAAAGGGTATTGCCTTCTGAGTCTCTGTCAGAAAGTTTTGAATCTCCCATCGAAGCAAGAATATTAACCTTAGCAATATTGTCTACAGACTTTTTCATGGCTTTAGCAATAGCCTCGGCTGACATGCCACCCTTTATATTGCCTGAAAGGAAGTTCTCGGTAACCTTGCGAGTAGCATAATCTTGGTCAGCTTTAACTGAAGGGTAACGCTCCAGCTCATCATTAAGGATTCTAAGCACTTCACCTTGGTCAAATATAGGTTTAACTGCCTGTTGTTCAATAACCTCGCCTGTGACGTTGTCAATCATCTTTCGGTCAATGAGCAATTTCCAATAGTTAGCCTCAGTAGTAAAGTTAGCGTTTTCGTGTGAGAATTTAGGTGAGATACTTCTCTCGGCACATAATCTAAGATAGTTATTGGCTGCATTTTGCATGGCTTTATAGCCTCCATACATTACGCCATACTTCTTAGCCATCGCCTTATCCGAAGGAGTGCTATTTTCCATCTTAGCAATCTGACGAGCCTCCGTAATATCAAACCAATCAGAGAAGTTAGGATGTTTTTGATAGTTAGAATCGCTTTCTGAGAGCAGTTTTACACCATACTTTTTAGCCTGTTCCCTCGCAGCATCTCTTGAGAGGTTTTTCTCACTTTGATAATTTTCATACTCTGTCCAAGTAGGTATATGCATCGCCTTACGAACTGCTTTTGCCATACCTGACCTATGATAAGGAATAACGTAGTCAATATTCATACTATCAAGGAGCATTTGTATTTGAACATTATCTACACCTATAGCAATAGTACCTGCTGTAGCATGGTATTTGTCACGAAGCCTCAAAGACTCTTCAAATTCCATACCTTCAATACCATCAAAATCAAGAGTACCATTAAAATTCCTTGTAGGAATTAAAGATAGGTTAATCATTTCACCTGTGCTACCCATAAGTTCTACAAAGTCAGGCACCTTGGTATACGTTTGCATCTTGGCTTTTCTTGTGGAAAGCTCAATGGTTGCAGCCATATAGTCAAGTAGGTGGATAACTTGGAAGTCAGACCATGACTGTGAGCGAAGGCCATTCTCGGCATTCATATTCGCAATCAAAGTATCTCCAATATTTTTAGAGTCTCCTGCTCTCCACCAAGTATCGTTTTCAATGCCCTTTGAATGAGTAGCATTTACTATGAAACTTGCATACGCATCAAATAAATCAGGATATTTTTTTATAAGAGTTTCAAGACCCTTTGGAGTAACAAAATCATTAACCGACATTCCTTTTGCAATTTCAATAAGTTCTTGCTCTTTAGCAGAAGGAACATAGGAAGATATTACATCCTTTTTTGCGCCTCGGATGTCTTTTTGAGCCTTACTTGGAAGTTTAGTAAGAGGAGTATCATAGACACCAAGTCTTTCTCTTGCTTTTGCCTCAGCTTCTTTAAGTTGAGCCTTTACCTCAGCCGACTTTCCTGCAAAATAATTTTTAATAACAGTTTCTCTACCATCAATAAACCTTTTTATCTGTGCCGGGGATTTCATTCTTGCAGACTCAACATAGCAAAGCGCACATGCTATCTCAATTTGTTTGCCTTCTTCCTGAATGGTCATAAGAGCATCTCTTATAGCAATTCCTTCATTTTTTGTAAGTGGTCTGTTAAGCGCCTCTTGCAAATGAGCCTGAATAGCCTGCTGCAAAAGTCTCTTTCTGCACAAAGTAGAAAAGTCTACGCTTACCTGATATAACTTATCAGTATTTTTCTTCACAGGATTAAACGCTCTATCGTCAATGTCGGTTTCCCAAGCATAGTCAAGGATTTCAAGATTATCCTTAATAATATCCATTGCTCTATCAACGGTGTCAAACAAAGCATTTATCTCTGAATCACTCATTATATTTGCAGTTTTAAGCATTTCTCGATAAACATCTTCGTCAGACTCCATCGCACGATATTGGAACAAGGTTTTACCTTCAGTATCCTTAGCCTCTGCAAAGTCTTCGAGGTTTCTTTCGCCAATAAAGTTTTCTCTACCAGACAGTTTTTCTTGACTTTTTTTGGAAGTTTGTGGTATACTATCCTCGAAGAAAGGTGAATCGTTTAATAGCGAGGGCGTGTTGCCGCCGTAGCTTCCTTGCGATAGACCTTTCTTTTTCATTTGTTCACCTGTTAGCACCTTATGGTTTTTGTTTGATAAATATCTTTTCAGGTCGGCAGCATCCTCTGAAGGATAAACTGTGACTAAAATATTGTATTTACCACCTTTGTATCCATTCATAAGGTCAGGGTTTTTATTTACATCTGAAAAATCTACTATAGCATACGCTTTTTCTTTGCTACCTTCTTTTTCGAACTTTACAATCTCAGCAAAGCGCTCATTTTCGGTTTGAAAAACAAGGTGTGAAGGATTATTCATAGCTCGAATAATACCTATCACTTCTTCAGGTGACAAATCGTGAGGCTTATCTTGATAATCTCCATCCCAATTTTCCTCATTTGAAAGAGCTTGTCTTGCCTTATATACTTGCATAGCAAGAGGATGATTTTCTAATGTATACCCAAATTCTTTAGCAAAAGCAATAAGGATTTGAGGAGTATTTATTCTCACAGGAATATATGTATCATCTGACAAAACTTTATCTTTTGTATACTCAAGCAAGGTTGTAAGCTCGTCCTCTTTGAGTGTGGTAGGGTCTTTTCGTTGTAGTTCTCTTGCTTGTAACTTCACATCACCCTCAGAGGTGGTGTTTTTTTGTCCCTTATTAGCCTGATAATTGTTACTTGCATCTACAAGGGCCTCAGCGAAGAGACTTTGAAGTTCCTCAAAAGCATCATTCATCTGTGATACAAGTTTACCCTCGGTAGTTTCGGGAGGATATTTCTGCATCAGATTTTTAAAGCTATTGATGATTTTTTCAAAGAACTCACCGATTTTCTTGATAATGCTTTCATCCTTAGACTTTAAGAGCATTATTTTTTCAAGAACATTATCATCGGAAAGCATTGTCTCCATAGAGTCAGCTACAACCTCTTCATAGGCTGTATCATAATCAATGGTTCTGCCATTGTTTTTGGCGTTTGTAATTTGGTCCTCAATTAACTTGTTGACATTACGATTACCTTTGCCATACTGTTCGAACAGGAAATCGGCAAGGACCTTAAACTTAGCAGGAGACCATTCTCTAATCCAATGGGTAAGCTCGTGAGCAACGGTGTAAATCATTATGCCTTGTCCATCTTTACCGGCATTAAGGTCAATGTAAATCTCTCCGTTTTTGTAGAAGCCATTAGGAGCTTTTTTTATCTTTCCATCGGTGTCTTTATATACTCGTTTGCCATTTTTATCTACATAAGACTCAAACACATGGAAATTTAAACCAAGAACCTCCGAGAGTATTCCCATTCGCTTCAAAGATTCCCTTTGTACCTCTTTTAAAGCAAGTTCATCACCTTTAAAGTGAACCTTACCTTCTATACCATTCTTGCCTGAGACAACTTTTTGAACCTCTTTCTGAGCCTTTTCAACCTTAGCTGTTCTATCCGATTTGCCAAGGTTATAGGCATGAGTCCTCTGAGCCTCACTTAAATCAGCGGCAAAACCGTTTTTAGATATTTCGTTTATAGGCATACCATAAGAGCCATACTTATATGCCTCTTTAATGCCAAGAGCATATTGTCTTGCTGAGAGCTTGTCCGATGGACTGTAATTTTTTACAAGAGAGTTTGCTACAGCGGCATTAACACCCATGTCTAATACTGTCGAATAGATTAAACCCTCATCTTCAGTACCAAAACTAATATCGTCTGCATCTACAGTTTCACCATTGTCAAGTTTTAAGGTCATTTTGCCATCTTTTATAGAGGCTATTTCAGACACATTAACACTATCACCTGTTTTTGTGTTGAGTGTTTGTCCATCTAAATTGGTTTCAAATTTGTTCTCTATAGCATTTTCAGTATCGGCAACAGATTTACCCTCTGAAGATTCAGAAACCTTCCTCTGAGCCATAACCTGAGCCAATTCAGGTGATACACCTTCGCTTTCAAGTTCTTTTGCTAGTGATTCTATCTTAGAAGCAGTAATTGCTTCATTAGACAAAGGAACAAAAGGTGTAGTTTTTGTTTCTTCGGTTGTTTTGGTTTTATTAGCTTTCTTCTCAGCCTTTGCTTTGCTTTTGTTAGCCTTTATAATTTCCTTTTCATTGGCGATATTTTGAAGGATGTCGGTATAACTCTGCATCCTTTGATTTACTGTAGAGTTCTGGTTTATAATAACATCCTTAAAGGTTTGTGCTATATCAGGATTTTTTAAAGCTAATCGCTGAAGAGGATTAAATACCTCACCTTGAACAGAAGCGTTTAACCACTCAGCAATGGTTTGAGCGTGTTCGGGAGATATGTTTTTCCTCTCAAGAGATTTTACTATGTCAGCTATATTTGCTTCAGATAAACTATCTGCGCCCACTTCATGTAGCAGCTGACCTATGGTATAAGCATCGGTGTTCTCATCAACCTGACTTGCAATCTTATATGCAACGGTATCAGCAGAAAATGATGTGCCGAACTTTTTAAGGTTACTTAACTGACCTGTGTTCTTAACATCCTTACCTGCTTTATAGGTTGCAACCTCACCTGATATACTCGAACCACCCTCAAGCAAACCTGCTGACAATGCACCTAGTATACCTGCATAAAGAGCCTCGGAGGAGAATAACCTTATATCCTCATCGGTGTTAAGCGTTATGTTTTTAAATACCGGGTCTAATACTTCTTGCAGGTATTCTTCTCCAAATTCAGATACCATACTACCTACAAGTTTACCACCTGCGCCAATGGCTACCTTAGCGATAGCCTTATCCATGTTAGAAACTAACTTAGTAACGACCTTGTCAGTTATGCCACCTGAAACCGTACCACCAAGGGATGAAATACCACCCAATACATACTCAAGACCTGCTTCGGAAAGGCCTACAAGAGTGCCATAAGCCTGTGCCTGACTCTTATCATAGCCAAGGTTGAGCATTTCCTGATAACCATTACCTGCTGCCGAGCTTCCCAAGGTTGCGGCACCGGCTACTTTGCCTAGTGTTCCTGCTGCCTTTGCGCCTAAACCTACTGCACCACCAACACCACTTGTGAGATATGAAACCAAAATGGATGGGAGCATGTTTCCTGTAGTAACGCCTAAGTCATAAGCACCTTGACCGATTGCACCCAAGTCTTCTCTTATTGTGCCTGAGGCAAACTGTACGCCTGTAGGGGAGTCATATTTTCCTTCGGTGTTACCTAAACTGATAATGCCTTGTTCCCATTGGTCGAGTCCTGCATAAACGCTAAATAATTGTTTTTTAAGCCAAGTATCTTGCTGTTCAGAAATCGCCGCACCCTGACGAGAGGTTAAAGTCTCCTCTATACTCTCCAAATATTTATCAGCCGATTCTTTGTCTCCCTTGCCTAAGTAGGCATTGTAAATTAAAAACTCTTCATCTGTCATATACTTAGCGGCTTTATATTCAATTTGGTCTAGTAATATTCTTTCGGAAGTTCCCCATGATGCGCCATTAGCATCGTTGGCAGTTTCTTCATACAGTTCCAACATATCGGGATTGTTACGGAGGTAAGCCACTTGGTTTTTGCGCTGAGTATCAGGTGTAAAAAAACCACCGTTTTTCTCATCACCCATAGCCTCACCTTTTGCTGAATACTTGAGATAATTTGGGTCATAGTGCTTGGATGAAGGGTCAGTTATTCCGCTTAAAGATAAGCCTTCCTGAACACGAGTGGCATTGTTGTAAAACTGCTTCTTTTCGGAGAGAGATTTTTCAGCATTACTCATATCTCCATAAACAGATAACTTTTTATCGTATTCGATAATATCCTTGTCTTTAGCGGCTAATTTTACTGCCTCATCTCTCGTATAACCTGACTTTATATAGTTGGATATAAGCTGAGAACTTCTTAAATTTCTCTTTGATTTAAGTTCTGAATATGCCTTATAAGATGTTTCAAGGTTGCCAATCTCAGTTTTCAGAGCCTCAGTATTGGCTGAGGCCCACTCTTCATTTTGATTTTTAGGTATAACAACCTTTTGGTTGTAGTCATTCTCGTCTTTATACTCGGAAAAATAGTCATGTTGTTCTACCGCTTGTTTTACAATGTCAGTAGAGAATTTTTCATGCTCATCAAGGGTTTTTAACATACTCGATACAGTATCCGCATCATAATACGAACCATATTCATCCAGCAAACTTCTTATATTTGTAGACTTTTCTCTAGCAGAACTTGACATGGAAACCGCTGTGTTTTTCCAATCTTCTGAATCAGAACGATAGATGTCTATAAAGTTGTCATCTTCGTCATAAAAACGAGACTTGGTTTTATTGTAAAAGTCCGAATTATGCTTTATAAGAGAATTGAATTCATCTATTATTTTAGATTGCATCATTTGAGCGTAGACTTTTTTGGCTTTAGAATTGCCTTGTTGTTTTTCTCGTTTTAACTGCTCATATACATCTTTAGCTCCCATAATTTGCCCTCCTTATTATGCAAGGCCTAAATCCTTGAGTACGGTTGCCATTTCATCATCTGTTAAATTCAAGCCATCAAGAACATCAAAAACATAGTCGGTATATGTGTTGTAGGTCTTTTTGTTGTAAGTATATGTTGTGCCACCATTACCTGTATTTCCTCTATTTCCACGAGTAATTACATTTTTTGTAGCATTGTTTAGGAAATCGTGTATAGACAATATCTTGCTCTTCGCATTTTTAACATTTTCTTCAGACTTAACAATAGCATCATAAGCAGCAGCCTTTTCATTATTACGAATTTGTTCTGCCTGTAAATCATAGCTATCCTGCCATTGTTGGTCTGCGATTGTGTCTCTCTCTTTCTGATAACCAAATTCAGCAAGAGCTTGGTTAAAGGTATCCTGCCATTGTTGGTCTGCAACTTTATCTCGACCTACCTGATATTCATAATTTTGGTTATACTGTCTTACACCTTCATCAAATGTTGCCTGCCATTGTTGGTCTGCTATATCATTTCTATAGTCGGTGTAAGCAAGGTTCCTGTCGCTATCATACTGAGTATAGGCGAGGTTTCTATCATCGGAATATACACCATAATCAAAGTTGCGATTATCGGAGTATTTGCTATAATCCCAAGACCTCTCAGTATTGTAAAGGTTGGTAAGGTATTCTCTTTCGCTCTGCCAATCAGCCACAGAATCTCTATATCTACCATACTCGGTATTTTCTCTATCCGCATAGATGCTATATTTATTGAGCATATCCTGACCTTCTTGCTGATATTGGTTATATGCCATTTGGTATAGTTCAGGAACAACATCATTAAGATTCTGCAACGAGGCTTGATATGCCTGATTGCCTACTGTTGCGGCATAAGAGTTACCATAGCCACCTGTCATAGCAGCAGCCTGAGCCATTACATCCTGAGATGCTAACTTGCCCTGTGTCATAAATTTATCCTTGTACTGCTGATAGAGTGCATCTCCGTTAATATCATAAGAGAACTTATCTCTATTCATATAGTTGTTTAGGACCTCATCAGCCACAGCCTGATACTTTGATTGATATTCGCCCGGTTTTGATGAGTTGTGATTGTCTAGATTGTACTTGTATTTGTTGACCTGCTCACTCTCAACATAGTCATCATATTTCCAATCATCATACTTAAATTCTTTATACTTAAAATCTCCCATTTACCATTCCTCCTATAGATTTTAAACTTTTGTTCCTGAGTAACGATACCAGCTGCCAAATGTCCAATTTGCAGGCCATTCTACATCTGAATTGTCACGAGTTTTAGATAAACACCTTCGGTATACTGCACTACCGTCATATACCACATATTCTTGCATTATGTATCGGTAGGTTGAGGATTCATCCATATCACCATTGGCGCAATACACTCTTAATGTACCTGCCTTTTCACAAGGAGCATTTGCTACCTTGTAATAATTGGAAGATGACACATCGTTGTTATTGTAAACTCCATATAAGCCTAATGATGTGCAATCATTAAAATCACCCCAAATATTAACAACCCAATTTCCTTCAGCGGTTTGGTGATAGTCTGTAAATATTCTTTCTGCCTTACCAAACGAAAGGAAGTCTCCTTTACTGCCTGTACCTGTACTAACTAAGCCTTTTTCTGATGAAATAGTACCTTTAGCACTTAGGTTCTTTTGTAAACGGGTTTTATGTAATACATCAAAGTAATCCTTAGTAGCCTTCATGCCTATAGCAGCACCACCGCCACCATCAGCAATATTAAAATCTTTGTTATCACCTATTACGTTGGCATAAGCTACAGTTTCCATATATTTATCCCGGAGCGTACACTTTATTTCAAAGTTCGTATCTTTTTTAGCCTCAAAGATAAAAGGTTCGTTATTGGTTATATCAGCAAAATTACTATATGAGCCATTAGCCTCTTTCCAATCCACATAACACGCCAGACTATTGCACTCATTATCCTCGCTATCCTTTATTGAAGACTTTGCTCCTTCAACAGTAACCTTGATGTAGTCTCCGTCTGCTTTGGCAATACCATCCTTATCTGTGCGATAAGCAGATAGGCTCTTAACTATAGGTCGGTGATATGATTGAACATAAAACTGCTCCGATTCTATGGAAGCGGTTCTGCCTCGTGCATCTTCCACCGTCAAGGTGAATGTTGTGTGGCTCAATGCTTTAATGAGTTCTCCTCGTTCCGAAAAGTTATAGTCATTATTGTCTGATATATCAGGGTCTTCCCCTGAAGCAATAACGCCACCGCCTGCAATGTACCATTTTTTTATAGGCGAAGTAGAATGAGGTTGTACAAATGCTCTTGCACGAGGAGTTGTCAATCCATAAAGTGCATAATCAACAAGCATACTTCGTATATCACCGAAGCTTACCGACAAATTAGATACTGTAGGCTTATACTCTTCGGGAACATATATTGTGAAGGGTTTAGTTTCTTTATATGCAACTTCAAAAGCATATACATCTAGACACGTTAACTCTATTGTGCCTGTTGCCACAGATTTATCAGGGATTTCATTTAACCAATCAACAGGAATGGTAAAAGAAAAAGTTTGAGGTGATGAGGATGTTGTGTCAAGGTATTTATATAAATACCTGTCACCAAATTTAATATATAAATCATTTTCGTATCCAAGTTCTCCTGTTTGTACATTAGTAAATGCTACGGTGACATCTATTTTATTTGTGCCATTTACCACAATGGATGGAGTAAATTTGCTTATGTGTGCTTGATATGTTGAACCCATACAATCCCTCCTTTAAACGTATTTAATACTAAAGCCACCGGATATATCTATGGCCCATCTTCCTATACGGATAGCACCGTTGACAAACAAACTATCACCCTTAAAATATCCTAGTTTAACACCATTCTGCCAAAAGGCGAGTTCTTCGGATGTCAATGTAGCAAATTGATTAAATGTTACAGCCTCTACACCATCAATCGTTTCTGTTTTTTCTTCGCCTATTGCAACGCCATAGGTGTCAAGCTGCTCTAGGTAACCTGTGCGGATGTAGGCGTTAGTTTTTATTACATAGGCATTAAACGATGTCTCTACCGAGTCTAATTTCTTAAAAGCCTCTTCTATTCTTGAATAGTTTTGAGTAACTCCTAAAGCATTTTTAACTATCTCTGCCTTGTTACTTTCGCTATACTCACCAAAATCAGAAATAGCAAGGTAATCACTATTAAGTGTCTCGGTTACCTCTTCAAAATATGAATGAACTGTATCAGAGGTTTTTATAATAAGGGATTTAAGGGCATCAAACTCTTCGAGGTTACCACCTTTAGCTTGTAATGTAGCCTTTGCACCTGATATTTCCTCAAGGCCACCCTGACTAAAATTAGAGGTGTCAAGGTTGTTTATTGCATATTGGAGCTGTTCTCCAAACTGAAACAACCATGATTGCATTGATTTAAGCTGAGCCTCAGGCGTGGCTCCTGTAATATTGGGAGGAGTAAATGTAAATGCCATTACACATCACTTCCCATCTCAAGCATTTTAGCAATGGAGAATATTCTGCAATCTCCTTCACCTTCAAATCTTATCTTAAAATGGTCGCATCTCTTAGGGATAATAGGTATGGTAAAGGACCTTGTGCCTACACCATTCATACTCCACTTACGCTCCCACTCTCCAAACGAATCGTACTGTATGTACAATGCCACCGAGCTATCAACATTAAGAGTCATTCTGACATTAAGTTTTGACAGATATTTGTTATCTGGATAGCTATAACCTATGCTACCTGTCTCTGCAAACCACTTAATCTTCGATTCTTTGGTCTCTCCTGTGCCTGTTGTAGTCATCAGGGCGTTATCATCGGTTACTAAATAAAGGTCTGTGCCGAGTGTACAAAAGCCTTTTATATGGGTATTATCTTCCTTGTGCCACATATTTTTAATGGTATCGAATACGAATAAGTTCCACTCATTTGCAGCATCTCTCATACTGATGTAATATTTTCCGTCGATGCTTCCTGCTACAGCTTCAAAATATCTCACAGAGCCAAGATTATCTGATACTGAAGTAGGAAGGCTGCCATCATAGGCACACACATCCACAGCAGATTTGTATAAAATGACCTCGTTTACTATAGCAAGGCTCTTTTCGCTTCCTCGCTGAACACCTCTACAGTTGGTTGTACTCACCTGATAATTGGAAGGCAGATTGCCATATATCTTATGTATACAGTTTTCTTTGAAGAATAATGGGTGTCCTAAGTGGGTTATTGCACCTGTAAACACGCCATCACTACCGAGAGATACTGCATAACTGTCCGAGGATATTCCCATAAAACAGTTCCAATTCTTTGCATCTCCTAATTTACAGGCATATATTTCATTTACAGGTTTGCCATCTATAATTCCGTAATGGCATCCCCATAATCTGTTTTCGCTTTCAGTTATAAAGTCCATAGTAGGTATGCTTCTATCCACCGATATAACATCCTCTTGAGTAACCATGTGGTCTAACACACCAATAACGGTGATATATCCTTCGCCTTTTCCCCATATAACCATCGTGCTGTTAAGGTCAGATGTGCCGGGCGCTGTGCAACCACTTATTTCAATACCGTCATATAGTTCAAAATGCTCATCTATACCAAGTGCTGATATTTTTACATAACAGGTTGGTACTGTACTCCACATTTGTGATGTAGAAGAGTACACCTTTAAGCTATGTGGACTAGACGATGTGTCAAGCCAATACTTTCCGTTTTCTTCTGCCGGTGCTGTCGGGCCTGATGTATATTCATAGGCTGAGCTTTCTATGTTGCACATTTCAAACTTAACCTCACCTGATGATTTGTAATGAGCCTCAAGGTGTTCCCACTCATCAGTTTGGGTATTGTATTGTATTCCATCAGGGAAGATGATTAAATAAGCGCCAAACGAAACAAGCTGCTTATCTCCATCGGTAAGTTCAGGAATTTCATGCACATAATCGCCATATATAAGCTTTTTTCCTTCAACATAGGCAAGTTTTCCTTTTGCTGTTATTCCTTTGCATGAGTCTAATTGTTTAACCACGCCTCTTTTATTTCTTGTAGATAGCACCGGGTATTCATCAGAGGTCAGGTTTTTCATATCGTAAAACTCAGAATTGGCTATGCGGAGGTTATGATTGTATCCACCAAACACCTCTACCACATCACGAGATGTAGCAAGTTCGGTTAGTCCTGAAAGTCTCATAATATTCCTCCTTAAAAGTATTTAAATTTCTTTCCTATCGGCATGTGAGTTCTGTTGTAATATCTTTCAAAGGTGCTATAAGCCGAGTTATACATAGTCATACTGTTGTTGTATTTTCCTATTTCACTATTGTTATAATCAATCTGTGCCTCAAGCCATTTGATATAGATATCATCATAAGGTGCCGGTACAAGCAGTTCTGTCTCAAGTGAAGAACTATCATATCCGTTAAATACGATTTCGTTGCCGCCCTCGTGAGTATCTATGATTTCCTTTTTAATGATTCCGTCAAGGGTAGACAGCCATTTTATCTTGTCTTCCTGACTATAGTTATTAGGCTTGAGAGCATCCACCTGTTGTATTGCTTCAATAATCTTCATTGTGTCTACCTCCAAATTTGATAAAAGGGGAGTTTCAGAACTCCCCAAATTTTTTACTTAATGATTTTTAGGACTTGAGGCCTGTGCTTCGTATGCGAGAGCTATGTTTTCCATTTCTGTCTGGTGTTTTAATACCTCAACAACACATTCAGGAACTTCTACCTCAACGCCTCTTTGAATCTGCCATGTACGGTCATTCACCGATACAAAAACATCATCTTGCAATTCCCTTGTTTTAGGAACAATGATTTTTACTATCTTTTCTTTAACCACTTCGGGTTTATTTGCGGCTGTGTTATTTGCCATATATTTCACTCCTTAAAATGAGAAGGGGAAGGGAGTTATCCCTCCCCCAAGTTTAATTAGTTAGCTACTGCTGTTGCAGAGTATCTCTTAGAGCAAGACTCTACACGAACCATGTAGTTTTCTACAAGTCTTTCAGCAGTCTTAATAGCCTTCCAACCTACAGAGCTTCTCTGGTCAAGTGGGTCAGCAGTACCGGCAGAACCCTTCTGCTTAACGATAGTCTGCAAACCACCGCCTGTAATCTCAGTTACACCATAAGCACCTGAGCCTAAGAAGAGAGTACCGAATACAGCAAGGCCTGTAGGACAACCATCACCCTTATAAATTTTAGCCTCGGTGGACTGTACGAAGCGGCAACCTGCTATCTTGCCGATTTCACCTGCATAGATGTTTTCGGGAGTAGCATACTTGTGAGCCTCAATCCATTCCTTGTCTCTCATGAGGTCATAAGCAACATAAGGATGGATAATAGCAACATAGTCACCATCAATGGTAGGAGCGTTCTGCGCTCTGAGCTTAGTTACTGCTCTCTGTACCATATCAACAGTAAGCTGACAAGTAGCATCGAGTGTAGCACGAGATGTAACCTCTGTCTCAGTACCGTCAGCAGCAATCTTAGGACAATATGATACGTTAGTACCTGCCTGAAGAATGTTACGAGTGATGGTATCAAGAGTGAGACCTGCCTGATTACCTAAGAGCTTGGTAGCCTCGATAATTGTGTTATCGAGAGAGGTGAGTTCAAGCACATCAGACTGTACGATGTAGTCACCATACTGAGCAACAGTAGCGGTGATAGCAGTTACAGTCAGGCTGTTACCGTTAGGAGTAACACCTTCAGTAAGAGGTGTGGTAGCCTTACCAAGAGGTGAGAACTTACGGAACTCGATGGTTTTACCGCTGCCCTTTGGAATAGGCTTCTTCTGACCGAACTGGTCATGTACAAGCTTTGCACTTGCCTCGTCAATGAGGGTCATGTCATAGTAGGTCTTCATCTCAGGTGTGAGAGAAGACTGTGTGGTTACCTGAGTGTTCATTTCAGCGAAGAGCTGAAGGTTGATTTTAAAAATGTTTTTCATGGTTTTAATCTCCTTTGTATTTTGTAATTTGTGTGTATTTACAAGGAGATTAGATAGATGTAGTTAGAATCGTATCTTTTCTCCTCGTGCGACACGTCTTGCAATTTCCTGACGGTCGGCTTTGGAGAGCTGTGACACATCGCTCTTAACTACCGCTGCACTCTGAGAGTTCATACCATTCTCTGAGGGCCTTGCTCCATTTGCCATTATCTTATTAGCAAGTTTACGCTCGACTGTCTGAGCAGTAAACTGCATGGCTGCCGGGATTATTTCATCCTTATGTAAGACCTCATAAGCAGTTCTTACATCAATACTCGGCACTCGGAGTAAGTCTACAAATTTTGGATTTCTCATCTCAGTTTCAAGGTCAAAAGATGGATAAACCGCTTTAAGCTGTTCTGCCTGATTCATCCACGAAGCGTAGAGTTTTGAAGCATTTTCCTTTACGGATTGCTCCTGCATTTGTCTCTTCAGGTCAGCATTTTCTCTTTCCATTCTGCGAATCTCTTTTAACTGCTGTACGGAGATGCCCTTTTCCATGGCCTCTTCCTCATAATAAGAGTCGTCTTCTTGAATAGCCTTGTTTAAGGCATCAATATCAGAAGCATCTACACCGTACTTTTTACTCAGCATTTCGAGAGTAGGGGAGAGAGCGTTATACTTCTCAACGGTTTCCTTTGAGCTTTTAAGCCTTTTTTGAATGGTGTCCTGAACTTTGGCATCGTAAAGGTCCTTGTATTCACCCTTGATGAGCTTTTCAAATTCAGCATTACGGTCAACAGTTTCAGTTGTAACACCATCTGCATCGGTTACTTTGGTTTGCACATCAGCGACTTGTGCTGCATCGTCTTGGATACCATACTTGGTATCAGCAAGAGGATTACTTTTTCGGCTTTTGATTTGAGGTATGGCGGCTACCTCGGTTACGCCCTGACTTCCTTCTGCACCTGTGCCACCATCTCCACCTGTTCCGGTGCCTTCACCGAAAAGCTGAAGATTTAGGTGCATAGGTTTGATAAAATGAATCATATATTTTTCCTTTCTGCTCGTAAGTGAGCGAGACTTTTGGTATATATTTAAGGCTTTAAGCCTCACCAAACATTTTAAGTTTCACATACTGTGGGTAATTGTGTGCGAGTAGCGAGTATCCCACCTCAGCAACGAAAAACGTGTTTAGCACTTCGCCCTCAAATTCACTCTTAGGCTTGGCTACTATCAGCGCATCTCCGTCATTTAGCAGGATACGAGGCTTCTTCTGAAGGCCTCCTCGTTTATAAATAAAGTTGAGGTACTGTGCTACCGTATATACGAGGATAGATGCAGCAGAGCATATAACATCATTGCCTTTTGTGGCTTGTCCTGCATGGCCTTCTACCTTCATAACGATAGTGTTTATATCCTTTCGATGTTCAAACTGTACTTTTATCATATAGTCACCTCACTATGTCGGGTCAGTAGACTCAACCACTCGCTGTCTTGCCTTCTTGGTTGTGGAGGCTTCTCCACCATCACCACCCAATGCCTCTTTATCCGATACATTAGGAGCATTACCATCAATAGCTTGTACAGGTGCCTGTCCTGAGAATTGAGCCATTAACTGTTCGGCTATATTGCTTCCTCTTGCTTGGTCTACCATTTTTGCTAACATTATCATCTGTTGCTGCATAGCCATCATCTGCTGATACATACCGCCATTTTGAGCAATCTTTTGCATAATGAACTCTTTTCTGTCAAAGTCCATCATGTCAAGACAGGCGAGTGCTTGGTCTGCTATCTGAGGATTAAAAAAGCCTGCTCCGAAGAACTGCAAAGCAAGTTCATTTTGCGACATCTTTGAGTAAGGTGATTGCTTTTGAGCAGTAACCTCTATATCAAACAGGGGAATCCTGAATCCCATATCAGTACCAAACTCTGTGCCCTGAGATTGAGGAGCTATCCCTGCATTGCTATACTGAACATATCTTGCTGTGCCATTCTCACCCATGATTCTGAAGCATCTTGGTAGGTCATAGAACTGTCTGATAAGCTCAATAGACAATAGGCAAAGCTTCCTGAATGAACGATATGCAGATTTATTAGCATCTCTAGATAACTTAGAGCCTGCCTCTTGCATAGCTGCTATGGCAGAAGCGGCAGTAGCACCTGATGTTGTACCACCGTTAGATACATCTCGGTTTCCTGTGGTTTCCTTCAGTTCATCTATCTTGTCATGCAATATCTGCAAATAGATATTGCTGAGAGGCTTACCCTGAATAGCCATAATGCTGTCTTGACCAAGGTTGCCATCTACATGAACTAAATCTTTGCTGAGGTCGGTGTATTCGTCCTCATTTACACCACCATCCTGACGGACAAAGTGACGAGGTGCTGCATTGGCTAACATATTTTTCATAATTGCCTGACTACCTCGGTCTATGTATGCTTGAGCATCCTTGCCAACGTCTATATAACCAAATCCGGCAGGAGTACCTGCAACCGAGAACAACACGTCAAATACAAACGGATACTCGCCATGGTCATACCAGCCTCTTTCGGTGAAGTTTGGCTCGTTTTCGGTAGCGAATAGTACCTCATCGTTTACGAACTTGCAATAATGAAGAACATTTTTACCATTCTGATTCTTTTTGTAGTACCAATCTATAACAGCCGATTTGTCGGTGGTATCAACGGTATCGTCATATACATACTTGCTAAGGTCTAAGGTTGATGTTCCAAGTTTACCTGCAAGTTGGGGATATGTCTGAACAAGAATGTCATTGTCTGCAAGTTCTACATGGAATATGTTTCGTGACCTTTGGATATCAGTAATGCCTGACTCCCAGAATAGATTTATAAGGTCAATCTTCTTGATTGCTATATCACCAAGACCATTAAGCTTAGAACTATCCCAAAAGACACCATATACGCCTGTACCTGTCTTGAGCTTGTAATCCCATACATCACTATAGGTCTGCTCAAACTCGTTCTGGTCGAGAACTACAGGAAGGATAGAGGTAAGCATTTCAGCTTCAGCCTTGTCTCCTTCTTCACGAGGAAGCACATTAGGTGATGGGAAGTTATCCATAGCATCAGCGTGTTTGTTGGCTATACTGTTAAATAACCAAGCTGATACAGGCTGTACCTCACTCTCTTGCTTTCTCATACACTCCCAATGCCTGAGCTTGTACCATTGTTCATTCTCAACTATTCTCTTTTCTAGGTTGGCTTTGCCTTCCTTGTACTTGAGAAGAGTCTGATATGCCTTTTGTACCTGTTCCCTACCAATCACCTGAGCAAGTGCTTTAAGGCCATCTATACTCCCATCAGGAGCCTTGCCTTGCCTTAGCCTCATAGCCTCTTCTTCGGCAGTAGGCTGAGGTGCAGACTGTCTCAGGAGCATTTGCTCTTCATTGGTAGGCTGCTTCTGTGCCTCTTCGCCTTTATTTTTACGATTAAATAAAGCCATACTATCCTCCGTTAATTATTATTGTTGGTCTACGAGAAACTGTTTTAATATCCTCTTTAGGTATATCAAGGAATATGTTGAGAGGATTCTTGCCTGTATAATCATCAGGCTTGTTTGCATTCCTCGGTTTAATTGGTCTACTCATACAGAAGTACCTTGTTTCGTCAGCAATATGGTCCTCACCCTCTGTATTGAGGTCCTCTACCTTGTGGTCATCGTATATCAATGTAGGTACCGTTCTTATAAATGCTTTGCAGTTTTTGAATATATACATCATCGGGTATCCATTCTCATCAAATGCTAACCTATAATGCATCTGCATCCATCCCGGTATTCGCTGATGGTCACCCGGTGTAAAGTAAACTCTGCACTTTTGAGCTGATTCTGCTATTGATTCACCACCATCGGCAGAGAATATAGCAGGGTCGGCTACTCCGTTAATGCGTTTGCCTTTAAGCCATTCGTGTTCGGTCTCTATACGATGTATCTCTTCAAATACCTGCTTTGCTGTCCATTTAAGACCTTCGTTAGCGGTCTGAGTACATCCATATAACTCAAGGATACGGTAGGCAACACCATCTGTATCTATGGCCCACCAACCACATGAGAATGGTTTGTTATAACCCCAGTCAAATGAGCGATATATCTTCCAATGGTCAGGTATCTTAAATGGATTGATAACATGAGTCCATTGTCTATCGTCATAATGTTCGGGTTTATCTCTCCATTCGGCAAAATACTGTCCTGAGTAACTATCCCAATCACCATAGAGTAAGGCTTTTCTTTCAGCTTCGGGCATAGATGCAAGTCTTGTTAGATAATCAGGGTCATTCTCAAGAAGTATCTTGTTATCAAACACAGAAGAGGGAACAAATATTCTCGAACGGTGTCTCTCTTCAACTTTGCCTTCGTGTTCAACCTTAACTGATTCCCAAATGGTAGTCATAGGCTCGGCAGCAGTTATAAATCTTTCCTTAACCCAACCATGTCCGATACCACCGGGGTTAGCGGTTGCTCTCATATACACCCTTGTCCCCGGCCCATTTGCTCTGTTACGAGAAGAAAGATATATATATTCCTCATAGGTAAAATGCGTTAATTCGTCAAATGCGACGAAATCATACGCTTTTCCTTGATAGTTTAATTTATCCTTGCTATGCTGCATTGAGCCAAATACTATCTTTGCGCCACTTGGGAAGTACCATGTGTGTTCAGATGCATTGTATCGTGCTTTTGGAAATGCCAATGGATAATATCTTAATGACTTTTCAATCAGTTCGGTCAACTGAGGATATGTCTTACGAAGTATCAATGCCTTGTAATGAGGTATGTGTACTTGCCTTGTGGCTTCAATCACCAAAGCATCAGATTTACCACCACCGGCAGCTCCACCATATAAGGCTTCGTTTTCAGGGCGCATCATAAACTCTAACTGCCTTGGCTGAGGTGACCAAATAACGTTATTCATCTGTCTCCTCCTTCGGTGGCGTTAAGTCGTCCATTATAGGAGGCATAAGTACCACTCCATGAGGTTTATTGTCATCGTTATTGTTAATCTCAGCATCCCTTTGGAGCTTAGCAATTCGTGCCTCTTGCTCTTTTTCATCAAGTTCTGATTTAAGCATTTGAACCTCTTTGAGATTCTTAATTGCGGCAGCAAGTTCCTGTACACCTTTTCGGTCTATAATAGAGTGATAGTCAATTATTTCCTCGGTTTCGTTTATGGTTTCCTTCGTTGGCTTGTCAGGTCTTTCATAATTGTGATACTCAATCTCTTTTGTCTTTATTGTTTTCTTTGCAAGATGAATATCAAGCTCATCAACAGCCTTTTCAATTTTATCGAGCAACTTGTCGGCAATATCTTGAATTCTCTTGAATTTATCGACTTGTTTTTTCTCAATGACTGTTATGGTTTTTGCAACCGTTCTGTCACCACTTTGTTTTTTGAGGTCGGGCCAATTTTCTTTTTTAGCTCTCTTTTGAAGAGTGCCAAGTGGTATATCATATTTTTCTGCAAGCTTTCTGTAGCTTGACTTTTCTGATGTGATATATTCTGACTTTACTTTTTTCCAATCCCAATCCACAGAAAACTCCTTCCTTCTTTGCTATACGCATATTTTAATACACAGGTTATGAAATCCTAAACCCCCCCTACCTGCATAAAAAATAGAAGGCTTTTCAGCCTCCTATCTCTATGTTTCTAATATTCTGATGCCATGAATATAAAGCATAAGTTTGCGCTTTATTATATATTTTTCAGTTTTCATACCTTTGCTATCCTCAACCACTTTTTCACCTGAGCGACAATCGGTATACACAAAGTCAGCAATATAATTAACATTATTTTCTATCACTTTACCCTTATGTACACCGCCTCGCTTACCGATGGTATCAGGCTCTCGCTGGGTAGGAATAAGTTCAAACTTAACCTGTCTTTGAAGGTCTTTAATTTCTCCTGCTCTTTGCAGCAATAAAAGTTCCTGATGTCTTTTGGCCTCTTTGCGACTATCATAGGCCTCACCGTTAAAGGTTACCTTACTGTTATTATATTTATTTTTATTATTATAATAATACATAGCATATTACCCTTTATTATTTATATTTATATTATTATGTTTATTATATAAAGCCTGAGCAATAATACATCGCCTATAGTTTTTATAACAAACATCTTTCATATATTGCCGCCTTTCATCAGGAGAGGAAAAAGCTAAATGTATGGCAGAGTCTTTTTTTACTCCTTCACAGCACAATTTGCAACCATCGTACCAATGATGAAAAGGACATTCGATATAAGCTGAAGTATTGTGCTTTGCCATTTTTAAACCTCCTTAAAAAGTTCGTCTACATCAATACCATCTTCTTTGAGTTTCTTCTCACATAACCAAGCGGTATCGTTTACTGATAATTCATACCTTGCGTTAAGTCCGTCAAGAGCTTCTGCAATATCCTTGTTTAACTGCTTCAATCTCTTTTGACCGTAGCCATATTTAAAATGAAACAAATATAACATCTGCACCATTACATCGTGGTTAAAATTTTCAAGCAAGGTATCAAACTCTTTTACCACCTCATTCCGTAAGACTTTGCGTTGTGCTGCGTTTGGCTCGGTTTTGTTAATTTTAGCGTAGTGTGCTTTCATTTATCCTCACCCACCAATTCTATGACTTTTATATGCACTATAACCCCTTGTTCCCCTCGCCAAGATAGTTCTTTAAGGGTATGCTCTGCCATTCCTTTCACACGATATATACTTGCTTGATTAAGATGTTTCCCCCAACGATTTACACCTTTACCACGAAAATATAAGCCTGTGTTTTTGTCCTTTATCACATAATATTGCATTACTCCTCACCCACCAATTCTTTTAAGTGATTTTTAATATCTATTATTGCTGACTCATATCCAAAAGCAGTTAATTTTCCTTTACAAACAAACCTGCATTCCAAGAAGTTTAATATATCTTTGTATGCTTCGGCTTTGATTTCACTATACATTTTGCCGATATCGGTAAACATTTCATTTGACTTTTTCAACCTCTCATTCTCTGCCTTTAAAGAAGTCAAATCATTTTGCAAAGAAGTTAAATCGTTTTGTAAAGAAGTTAAATCAGAAGTCAAATTTGAGTTCTTTGCTTGTAGGCGGTTGATTAGGTCAAAAATTTCATCATAAGACAAGTCGATATGTTTAAACTCGTTTATTTCGTCTTTTTTTATATCAACATTAGCAAAAACAAAACCTTTACCTACGCTATTAACAAATATCTCCATAGCCTTTACAATCTCGCTATCGGTTAGTTTATTGGGCATTTTGCTCACTTCCTTTTTTGAAAAACTCTGTAATATTACAAACTCTTTTGTTGCACTCTTGACAATATACAGAATAATTTTCCGTTGATACATCGCACCCTTGCGGTTCCGCATTTTCGTTATAATATTGAATACCTTTTATTTTGGTATAAAATCCTACATCACTACCACAATGCTTACAATTCATTACCCCTCACGCTCCTTTAACTCACCATAACTGCAAAATTGGTCTGTACCCATACATATCTTTGTATCAATTCCACTAAATTTGCGACAAATAAATCCGTATGCAATATCGCCCCAATGCCTGCAATCCTTACACCTTACAACCTCAACCACATCTGCGGTAGGAATTTCCGTAATTTCATCAAAAATTCTGTCGGCAATATCTTGTCCTCTGTTATCGTTTGTTTCAAAACAATGTTGGCTATACCTTTCGCAAATTGTCATTGCAGACATTCTTTTTATGTATTCAGCCATTATTTTTCAACTCCTTTAACTTTTCTTCTGCTTCCTCTTTGGTGAGGAATACGGTTTTGCCTATATCTTTTTCAGTAAATTGTATATATCCATTAGTTATACAATCGTGTTCACCCTCGAAAGAAACTTCGTCCTCATAAAAAGGACAATCGCCACAGTCATCACAATCAAACTGAACAACATAATACACTTCATTTTCAATATGTAAAAACGAGATTATCAGCGGTCTATTTTTGATATACACCGTATCCCCCACCTTACAAGGCGGTACTATAACCCCGTTTGCAATAAGGTGTTCTGCAATTTGCGATAATGTTTCAGTTTGTACATCACATTCCCATTCGTGTAATGTATCTTCTAATAACTCTATCAGCCTATCTCTATCGGTCATTCGGTATCACTCTCACTTTCGTATTTTCCACAAGCATTATTTTTAAGCCTTATATCCGTTGCTTCACTATTGCTAATAAACCATAAGTCGCATTTATAATAGGTTTTGCAATGGTAGTTAATTTTCAAACAATGCTTACAAGTCTTGCAAGTTTTACCTTGCGTTAAGCCGTATAATTCTTGCATAGGTTTATATCTTCTTCGATGTTTTTGTTCTGTTTCTTGAAATTGCTTTGCAAGTTCGGTTGCTGATATTTCGTTACCGAATATATCAATTTGCTCGTTCATTCGGTATCACCTATCCTCTCTGCCAACTGCCTAATGACGTCGGCACCGAAGGAATTTTTGGTTATTTCAATGAACTCCCTGACGGTGAAGGTATCGTTTTCAAGGTCATAACCGCCATTCCTTACGAATAAGTTTCTTCCCATTTCACAGGAGCCTGTTAATCGGTTGTGCCAAACATAAAATGCTTTAGCTGGATATTTTTTATCAAGGTCAGAAAACTCTTTCAAGAACATTTCTATCGCTTCATCGGTGTCCATATCTTCAAAGATTTTATTCTCTAAATCTTCCATAGCCTTTTTGATTGTTTCGCCGTGAGCAAATTTGTTATGTCCTTTTACTATGTAGCAAGGTGTTAAGGATAAATCATCGTTGAAAATATAACCTTTTGCTATGTTATTTCTAACCTGTTTTATAATTGTTGCAATGCCGTCTATTTGATAGATAGTATCGCCATTTATGGCTTTTATGCCATCGCCAGAGCCAGAGCCATCGCCAGAGCCAGAGCCATCGCCAG